CTGTCGGGGATAACTATTTCTGTTAGGCTTGTGCAATTTGCAAACGCATAATAGCCAATGCTGGTTACGCTGTCGGGGATAACTATCTCCGTTAGACCACTACACATCTCGAACGCCAAATCGCCAATGCTGGTTACGCCTTCTTTAACGATTATCTTTTTTAACATAGTGTTCCCTTGCAATGGAGATCGAATGGATCCGGGCCTAATGCTGTTCGAATAATTCTTCATCGCCCCCGTTCCCTCAATCCGTACTTGCACATAGCCTTCGGGTACGGCTTCTAAATAGCCAATCACGCTGTTATCCTGTAAGGCACTCATATCGTACTCCGCCAGCGTAATTGCCCCACCGCCCTGTATTGCAGCGATTTTGGCGGGGTAATTCTTAAATGGCTCGTTCTGTGCGACTATAACTCCCTTACTCTCAATCGCCGCTTTTATCTCGTTTTTCGTCTGTAATAGTCGCTCTAATTTTTTCGCTATGCTCAACTAAACCACCTCGCCGTTTATAGCATCTAACACGCTCGCAACATCGCCTAACATAGTCGCCAGCGGTTTCCAGCTGCTAATAATTTCTGTCGGTTTTTGGTCAGCGTTAACTTTCACCCACGCAACCAATATCTCATAAATATTGCCGTTTGTGTTTATATCCTCTCTCGTCAGCGCGGGTTCGCCCTGAAACGGAAAATTCCTGCCTGTTACAATCAGCTCGCCCTGGGTGAACTCCGTCGTTGACGGCTCTTTTGTTAAGTCGATACGAAAAACAATAGCCGCTCGGTTGTTCCCAGGGGATATATGCTGTGTGGGAACTGTTATATCGTTATCAATCGCAATTTGCCGTCCACACGCTAAAAAACTGCCCTTGCTAATCGTAACACCAACCGTATTAAAGCCAACCTCGCACCCGTGGATAACGCCGTCCTGATTGCCAAACATCGCTCGCCATAGCTGTGCGTTGTCTTTCGCTGTTACGGTCTGCAAGTCGAATGTTACGCCCCTAAATTCGTTTGCCATATTTTCATCTCCTTAGAATTGCAGAGGCTTTTGTCAAAAGCTCGCCTGCTTTATATTTGTATGCTTTTTCGCCGCTCTTTTTAGTTATCTGTGAAATGTAAGACGGGATAAGTCCCGCCCTTGACCTGATAACAACGCTGTCATACAGATTATATTTGCGTTCGCTGATAAACTCTATTTCGTGTCCGTATTTGGTCGCAAATTGTTTTAATGCATCCGCCTCGTTGCCGCTCATGACTACCCAATTGCCATACACTCGGTTGGGGTCGTCTGCGTCCTGGGTAACTGTGCCGTCAGACAACAAATAATAATCGTTCGCCACACCGTCCACATAATTAGTTACCCTCGCCGTTGTATAGCCGCCGTACACCTCGCTCGTAACGATATGCTCTGCCAAATCTATGACCACAAAGCTGCTCGATTTTTTCGCAAAACTAATGCTGAACTTATCGCCGCTAATATCATATATAGTCAGTAGTCCACGCTTGTTTGCTGTCTTGATATATTCACTAAGCTTAAAGAAGCCTTTGTCGTCTATGTCGGGCCTGGCATACGGCGTATCAGTATCGCCTGTTATAATATCCAAATATGGCATAGCATACATCGGGTCGCCTGTTTTATAATTATCAGTCAACATCTCGGTGATAAACTCTGCTCTCGTGTATGCTCCGTAACTGTCAGGGTCGGGAATGTATATCGGTCTGTTAAACACCTCGTCGAGCCCTGCACAATATAAAACTAACAAGCCGTTTTGTATCTCGATTTTTTTAATCACGCCTTGGAAATCGTCAACGATAACAAAATCGTCAATGCTCGCTTGCGTGTAGTGTGCAGTTATTTTCGATTGACCGCCAAATATGATTTCATACGATATGGTCCGCAGCAAAAGCGGCGTGAAGTCAGCTCGTTTCCTAATGTATCCTGTCATATCACACCTCACACCGCCGCATAGTAACTATGCACTGTAACAATAACAGAACCGTCGAACGGTTCATCGCCCTCCACTGTGATAATTCCCTGCGTGTTTGGCGGCAATCGGAAAAAGCTACTCTGCGATAGCACTATATATTGACTTGCGTCCTCACCGTCAATCCAAACGCCGCTCTCGCCGTTGTATTTGCTTGAAAATACTAACTTTTTACCGCTTGGAACGGTTGTCGCAAGTACCATTTTGCCTATAACCGTGCTGCCTTTTGTGAGTGTGATAACCGGGTTTTTGATTTCGCCTGTTACCTGCACCTCCAAAGCTGCCGGGATATGTCCACCTGCTGTGAGTATTTTTGTGCGGTCGGGCAAAATGCCGTATTGATACGGATATGCAAACGGATATATGCTCGGCTCGTCTAACTCGGCAGGTCGCTCTATGCGGATAACCGTCGGAGTTGACCTACGCCACAGCCCCTTGCCTTTGAACGATACGGGACAGGTCAGAACACCTGCTTTTAGCTCCGTTTTCGTTATGTACTCCAAATCAACATCCAAAAAATATGTACCCGCATTTGTCGGGGCGTATTCCAATACAAGCGGCGTTACGGTTAGAAAATCAATCAGATTTCTAAACCTGCCATACGGCATGGTAGTTATAACTATATCACCAACCACATTTATTTGATTGGCCGTTTCTTTACTCAACCCAAAAAACCCTGTGCCGCTCGTATTGTATGTTAGTGTTTTCGCCATTCCCAATCCTGCGGGGTTTTGAAAGAATAGTGATTTGGGTTCGTTTAGGTTAAGTCTAATTCCTGCTCCGTTTATCAAATAGAATTTTCTCAAAGTTCACGCCCCCATTCTCTGTCTATTCTGTTTATCAAATAATCCATCTGTGCTTGTGTCAGCTCCTGCGGATATATATTGATTATGCCGCCACTGCCACCGGCTGCGCCTGCGAAAGCCGCTTGAGGATAACCTACCGCCCGTACATTCGCAGCAATGTTTATATCGTCGAACGATGTCGGAATTGCTCTTGCCATGCTCTGCGATACGGATTTCATCTGCGAAGCAAAACCTTCGCCAATACCTAATGCGAGGTTTTTACCGATAACATCACGGAATAGTTTTGACGGACTTCCGATGCCGAAGAACTTTTTAATCTTCGATAACACATTGCCGAAAAATCCGGATATCTTTTCCCATAGCCACGCACCTGCGTCTGAAATACCTTGCCACAGGCCTTTGATTAAGTTTTCACCTACTTTAGCCATCTGGCTTATATAACTGTTAAAAGCATTGACCAACCCTGAAATAATCTGAGGCACAGCCTTGACAATCTCTGCGATTATCCTTGGAAGATTCGCAATTAATGCCACAAACAGCTGAACACCGGCCAAGATGATCCTGTCGATGTTACCTAAAATAGCGTTCTCCAAGGATATGGCTATTTTCGGAATGGCCCCTACCACAATAGTGATGATTCGCGGTAGGTCCTGTATTAGTGATGTTAATAGGCGTATGCCTGCATCTATAATCAATGGAATTGACCCAATAACAGCACTGACAATACCGTCGATAATCTGCGGGATTGCTTCCACGATTACTTCGATGATAGTGGGTAGTGCTGCAACAATTGAAGTCAACAATTGAATGCCTGCATCGTAAATCTGCGGAACGCTTCCGATGATAAAAGCAACTATGGCGGTAATAATAGCTGGCAGCGCGGCGATTAACTGCGGAATTGCATCCACCAGCCCTTGCGCAAATCCAACAATCAACTTCAAAGCCGCATCCAGCAGCATTGGCAGGTTCTCAATCAAGCCTTGCACAATCGTCGCGATTGCGGCAAACGCCGCTGGGACCAGTTTAGGCAGTGCATTTCCTATGCCTTTTACTAGTGTCGTGACCAATTGCACCGCTGCGCCGATGATAAGTGGCAGGTTGTCAATTAACGCTCCAACTATCGTCATGATGGCATCTACTGCCGCTGGAATCAGTGCAGGCAATAAGTTCAATAATGTATCCAACACCTGCGTGAACAGGCTCGTGACAGTTTCCAACAACATCGGAAGCAGGTCGCCTATTGCTGTTAATATCGCATCGAACGCAGGCGGTAGTGCGGTTACGATGTTTTCCAAAACAGGCACGATATTTTTTACGACTGCGCGGAATGCATCAACAAGATTTTCCGTCAAATTTATCATGTCTGCACTGGCATTGCCAAGTCCTGCGGTAAACGAGCCAAGTGCAGCTTGCAATAACCCAATGGAGCCAGTAATGGTCTCGGTTGACTCTCTTGCGAAGTTGCCAGCATACTGTTCGGTTTTCTCTAAAAACATCTGCATGGCAAGCTCGGCTTTTTCGGCATTTGTTGCGCTATTCCATGCAAAGTCCAGTCCTTTTGAAAGAGCATAAGCTTCAATGGTTGTGGCGTTCATGGCAACACCCAGATTATCCATCATGGTAAAGTTGCCTTTTGCCGCACCCGTAACCGCTTCCATGGCAGCAGACATATCTATACCCATAACGGATGCCATATCTGCTGCGCGTTGCATGGCTTTTTCTGTCAGCTCAAGGCTTTTTTGCTGTTCAATGCCAGAGCCTTGGAACAGTGCTCCCATTTTATTAGCCGTTGCCAAATACTCACTTTGGGAAATTCCGAGATTTCTATAGGCTTCTTCTCCTGTTTTCTGGATACGTTCAGCATATTCTCCAAACACGGCTTCTGAACCGCCGAGGTTTTGCTCAAGCTCTCCGAACTGCTGCACGACATCTTTACCCAGCTTGATGGCAGCCACTGCAACAGCGCCAATCGCCACACCGATGCCTTTAAGTACGCCACCGAATTTCTCGAACCTACCACCGGCATCTTCTGCACTCTTACCGGATTCGTCTAATTCATCACCGAGTTTATCCGCTTCGATGGTGGACTGTTTAAGTTCGCGCTCCATCTCGTTGAGCTCTGCTTGTGCCTTGTTTAACTGGATTTGCCAGTTTTGGGTGCGGCGGTCATTTTCGCCGAATGAGGAGGAGGCATTGTCAAGCGCAGCCTTAAGGGTGGAAATCTTATCTTTCTGTGCATCGATTTCTTTATTCAGCATAGCGTTTCGGGCGGTGACCGCTTGCACAGACTTATCGTTTTTGTCAAACTGGCTGGTGACAAGCGTCATTTCACTGCCCAGCACTTTGAAGGTTTGGTTTATGTCACGAAGTGCGCTCTTAAATTCCTTTTCGCCCTCGACGCCTATTCTTAAACCGAAATTGTCTGCCACTTAAAACACCTCCTCCTTCAAAAAATTAGATGCCATCAGGGATAACATCTTCGATAAACAGTTCGCGCTTTGGCTTGACCATTCCAAGGAACTGGCGATGGCATTCCCACAAGTCCAGTAATTGTCCAATTGGGGTAAGCCACGTTTCCTCTTCGGAGCGATTCAGATGAACCGTACCGTAATATAAAAGTCGGGTAAACAACTCATCGTCGCTTACCCGACCTCTGTGTTTTTTGGTTCGCCATCCTCGCTTTCGATGTTGCGAGCCGTCCCTTTGAACATCGCCTCGGTAATTGCCGACTTATACTCCGCCAGTTCAAGTGGCGAAGTGAGCAATTCTACTTCCTCCTCGGTCAGTAACTCTTTCGGATTTTCCTTGTTCCGTAGGTTGTGAATGAGGATGGACTGGTTAGCAAGTAGCGTAATCAGCCAAATAATCTCATCCAGAGCCATCTCGAAGTTTTCTGACTTCATTAACTTGTCACCCAAGTTTTCCAGTCCGCCGTAGCGTTTGGCGATTTCTTTTGTAGCACGTGTGGTCAGAATTAATTCATACTCTTTGCCGCCGATGTTGATGGCGGCGCTTCTCTCGTCTGCCATTGCTTTAGGCCTCCTTCGTTACGGTGATGGTGTAGGTTTTGGTTGCGGTGCCGTTCGTGACGGTGACCACGACCACATTTTCGCCCTCTTCCCAGGTGATGGCAGAACCGCCCTGTACGGTTGTACCGTTCGCCGTAATAGCGACAGACGCATTCTCGTCTGCCGCCGTTGCCGTGATGGTGTTGGTGGCGTTGGAGGTGGTTGCCGTATAGGAAGTGACCGCTGCCGAGAAAGTCGGATTAAGGGTCAAAGAACCGAGCGAAAGCGCCGAGAGGTTGGTGTTTGGCACATTGAAAGAAGGTTCATATACCGCTGTATACCAACCGTTGATCACACCTTGTGGCACATCCGTATCATCTTCGTTAACTTCCGCTTTCCATGGAT